TTTAAAAATAAAGATTACGAACTAATAAAAAAGAAAAAATGAAAAGTAAAGGATTAGGCGATACTATCGCAAAAATTACAGAAGCAACAGGAATTGATAAACTTGTAAAATTTGTTGCAGGTGAAGACTGCGGATGTGATGAGAGAAAAGAAAAGTTGAATAAACTATTTCCGTATGCAAAACCGTTGTGTTTAACAGAAGACGAGTTTAACACGTTAGACGCTTATTTTAAGCAAAACACGAACACCTTAACAAGCGATGAACAAACAAGTCTAATAGCAATTAACAACAGAGTACTAAACCAAAAATTAACCTTCAGCACCTGTTCAAGTTGTCTTCGTGATTTAGTAAGTAAGTTAAGAGTAATTTATAACGAGTACAGTCCAGAACAAACAGAAGAAGTAACGACTGAAGAAATATAAGTTAATAACGAAACAATAACGAAAAAATGGCTAACGAACAAAACTTAAAAAACTTTAAAAAAGGCGAAGTATCTAATCCAAATGGAAGACCAAAAGGAAGTAGAAACCGCAGCACTATTGTAAAAGAGTTGTTAGAATTTGCTTCAAGTCAAAAGAACGTTTTAACAGGCGAACAAGAAACTTTAACACAAGAACAAGCAATTACTTTGGCTATGTTATTAAAGGCAAATAAAGGAGACGTAAACGCATACAAAGCGTTAATGGATAGTTGCTATGGTGCGCCTAAACAAACAACCGATACTAACTTAAGTGTTTCAGACTTTGATGTAAAAGACCTATTCCGAATTGATAGTTATAAACCCGAAGTTTAATTATTTAGGTAGTCCTTCACGTTACTTTATTGTAACAGGTGGTCGTGGTTCGTCCAAGTCTTACAGCGTTACAACCTTTTTACTTTTACTTACAAAGGAAAGCGGACACGTTGTATTATTCACACGTTACACTTTAGTTTCGGCATCCATCTCAATTATACCAGAATTTATAGAAAAGATTGAGTTGATGCAAATGGAACAAGATTTTGTCGTAACAAAAGACGAAATAATAAACTTACAAACAGGAAGCAAAATAATATTCAAAGGAATAAAGACAAGTTCTGGAACACAGACTGCAAACTTAAAATCTTTGCAAGGAGTTACAACGTGGGTATTGGACGAAGCCGAAGAACTTACAGACGAAGATACCTTCGATAAAATAGATTTATCCATAAGGCACAAGACAAAACAAAACCGAGTTATTCTTATTCTTAACCCTACAACAAAAGAACATTTTATATACGATAAGTTCTTTGAAAGCAAAGGAATAGAACAAGGCAAAACACTAATAAAAAACGATACCACGTACATACACACAACGTATTTGGATAATATAGAAAACCTATCCGAGTCTTTTTTAAAACAGGTTGAATACATAAAAGAACGAAGACCTGAAAAATACAAACACACAATACTTGGTGGTTGGTTAGACAAAGCTGAAGGAGTTATATTTACCAATTGGAAGATAGGAGAATTTAAAGAAGTTGGTGTAAGTGTGTACGGTCAAGACTACGGATTTAGTGCAGACCCTACAACTTTAGTCAAGACAAACATAGACAAAGCAAACAAAATCATTTACGTTAAGTTACTGTACTATAAACAGGCACTAACAACAAGCCAAATTGCAAGGTTAAATAGTGAGTTTGCAAACAAAGATTTAATAGTAGGTGACAATTCAGAACCACGATTAATAAGCGAATTAAACGCACTTGGTAATAATGTTGTACCTACAATCAAAGGTGCAGACTCTGTAATTTACGGAATAAGTTTACTACAGGATTACGACCTTGTAATTACAGAAGATAGCATAGATTTAATAAAAGAACTAAACAACTATTCTTGGCTTGAGAAGAAGTCAAAAACACCAATAGACAAACACAACCACGCAATAGATGCTTTAAGGTATGCAGTAGCATATCAATTAGACAATCCAACAAAAGGTTTATATTTTATACGATGAACGATTTAGAAATAATGATGCAAGCGGTACAAATTTACATCTACCAAAAAAAAGGTGTAAAGGTTCGTATTTATTTACGTGACATCCGAGATATTAATATGTTAAAACAAGCTTACGATTACATACAAAAAAACGAACACAACAAAAACACGAATAATTAATTATTAAGATATGAAGTTAGAAATAAACGTACCAACAACTTTAAGTGAAATACCATTAAAAAGCTACCAAGAATTTTTAAAGGTTCAGGAAGGAAGCAACGACGAAGAATTTATAGCGCAAAAAATGGTACAAATATTCTGCGGTATAGAATTAAAAGATATTGTAAAAATGAAGTTGACAAGTTTAAACGAATTAATAACACACTTTAAAAACTTGTTTGAGCAAAAGCCGAAGTTTCAACCAACGTTTAAAATAGGAACACAAGAATTTGGGTTTATAACTAACCTTGAAGAAATAAGTTTTGGCGAATACGTAGACCTTGAAAACAATTTACTGAAGTGGGAAGACTACCATAAAGCAATGGCTGTAATGTACCGACCTATAAAGATGAAGTTCAAAGATAAGTACGAAATAGTTGATTATACACCAATGGAAGAAATGCACGAGTTAATGAAGTTCACGCCTGTTGATATAGCGATTAGTTCAAGTGTTTTTTTTTGGAATTTAGGAAGCGAATTATTGACAGCTACGCTTACTTATTTGGAACGGCAGATAAAGATGAACAGGAAGACGGAAACGAGTTTAGCGAACAAGCTCAATTTGGAAAACAATGGGGTTGGTATCAATCAATTTATGCACTCGCTCAAGGAGACATTACAAGATTTGACACAGTCACCAGCTATAGACTTACTCAATGTCTCACCTATCTTACCTTCGAAAAACAAAAGCAAGAAATTGAACAACGCCAACTTAATAAATTAAAACGATGACAGGTTATTACAACTTATTAGACAAACTTAAAACACACTTTGACGCTGACGTTATTGTAAACACGGTAACACAAGGCGACATATTCAAAGTTGATTTAAGCAAACAAACTATATTTCCTTTATTACATATAATGGTAAACAACTGCACGTTAGACGAACGCACAACAACTTGGAATATTAGTTTAATAGCAATGGATGTTGTAGATATTTCCAAGAACGCAACAACTAATATTTTTTTAGGTAACGACAACGAAATAGACGTACTAAATACACAACACGCAGTATTAAACAGAGCGTATGAAATAATAAAACACGGAAGTTTAGCATACGATTTATTTATGGTTGAAGGAACTGCAAATTTAGAACCATTTACAGAACGTTTTGAAAATTATATGGCAGGTTGGACGATGACTTTTGACGTAGTAACACCGAACGAAATGACAATTTGTTAAGATGAAACAAAGCGAAGTACAAAAAGAACTTGAAAGATTTCGTAATTACGTTATAGCTGAAGCACGTAAAAATTTAACACGAAGCCAAAAAAACGTTTCTAAAGGACTTTATGAAAGTTTAAAAGGAAATGTTAAGGCGATGCCTAATTCGTTAAGTATAGAGTTTGAAATGAACCAATACGGACAATTTCAAGACAAAGGAGTTAAGGGCGCAAACCCAAGTTTAGTAAAAAACGGAAAACAAAAAGCACCGAATAGTAAATTTAGTTTTAAAAGTAAAATGCCACCTGTTGAACCTTTGAGTAAATGGGCGCAAAAAAAGAATATAAGATTTAGAAACGCAGACGGAACATTTGCAAAAGGTGGTTATAAGACTTTGGGTTTTTGGTTGCAGAAAAGAATATTTGCACAAGGAATTAAACCAAGTTTATTTTTTACCAAACCATTTGAAGATGCATTTAAAAGATTGCCAGATGAACTTGTAGAAAAGTTTGGACTTGATGCAATGAATTTATTTAAAGAAACACAATTTAAAAACGAAAAGAAATAATGGCTAATATATTTGCAAGAAGTCCGTATTTAATTACTGTTGCCGAAAGTGGACAGCAAGGCTCAAAAGTAGAGTTGTTTTTTTCAAGTAGTACTACATTTAGTGCAACCCCAAACATTACGTTGAGTAAATTAATACCTTCAACAAGTAACATAACAACAATTTATGACGTAAGTAATTACTGCCGAGAGTATTTTATTTTTAACGCAAACACAGATGTAACTTCAATAACCGCAAACCCTACAACACAACATTATAA